TTCAGATTCGCAGAAGTTGGGAGCATCGCGGGCCTTTCCCAAATCCTCTGTGCCAGGGTCCACTACCGGGGCTTTCATACGCCCGCCACGTTTCGCAGCCTGGGCTGCGACCTCCCCCGCCTGAAGAGCTTCGTTGTAGATGCTCTCCTCGTTGCGGGCGGGCTCGTTGTGGTGCAACTCCTCCATGAACAACTGATAGGTGCTGAGCGGGATCTTCATCCCGATCATTTCGCGCCACGTCACCATCCCAGGGAAGTCCGCTGACTTCTGGTCCGTGTACGTGAACTCAGGCACCTCGGCACGGGTAATGTACTCGTACCCCAGTTGCTCCCGACCCTGCGGAGTGTCGGAAGGATGCGTCGTGGACACCCAGCACACATGGTAGCCGGGAATCCGCGGTAGGTTAGGCAAAGAAGACTGGAAATTCGCACGTTTCAACAGTTCAACGCGCTCGCCATCAGTCAACTGCCTACGCTGCGTAATCGCACGATCATTCATCGCGCGATCTTCGCGGTTGGCCGCATCCTTCCGAACTCGCTTAATCGTTTGTCTTGGGTTAGCCATGGCGCCTCGTTACCTCGGACGCCGGCCGGCTTCCCGGTCGTATTTCTGATAGGACTTCAACATTCGCTCGCGGGCCTCCGGGTCATCCCACACGCCCGCCTCAATCATCGCCGCTTTACGGTCTTCGTCGATGTACACCTCCCCCTTGCGCAAGGTGCGCTCGCGACCGCCCACCTTGATGGTGGGGCCGGAGGGCTTGCGCTGCCCGTTGCCGTTCACGCGGCGGGTCGACGTACGAGTGTCGCGCTCGTCCTCGTCATCGTTTTCCTCACGCCCGTTGGCACGGTAACGCTCGGGGAGGCGCTTCGCCAAGCGGCGATCCACCTCGTCCCAATACTCATCGCTGGTGGGGTCGAGACGTCCCTCGCGGTACAGCCGTTGCTCCACGGTGTACGCAATCGCGGAATCCTCATCGCGGGCCTGGGGGTCGAACCACGCGTGCTCGCGTGCCCATTCCTGCGCGCGCTGCGAGACCGCAGGGTCGGGGGTGTTCTGTTGGGGTTGGGTCGCGGCCCGGTCGCGCTCCTGCGCCTGTCGCACCGTCTGCTGCTTGACGCCTTGATATTGCCGAAGGCCGTCGCGCAGCTCATCCCGCACGCGCAGGGCTTCCGCGATGGCGCCCTCATCTCCCGCTTTGACCGCCTGCGCGAACAGCGACTCCGCCTCACGCACTTGGTCCTGCGCCTGGGAGATGCGGCTGTCGATCGCCAGGACGTCGCTTTGCGTCTGGCGGTTCTCCATCGCGGCTAAGCGCTTGGACTGCTCCCGCTCCAACTGCTCGTTGCGGGTCCGCAGGAAGTTAGCTTCCCGCTCCAGACGGTCGTAGCGCTCTTTCTTGCGGCGGCGGCGTTTTTGCTCCCGAGTGAGCCCGCTGCCGTCATCCGGCTCGCCCTCATCGTCGGCATGCCCCGCGCGCTCATCCCCACCAGCTGCGCGGGCGTCGCCTTCCCCCTCGCCCTCGGGGTAGGCGTAATCGTCCCCCGCGCCTTCATTGACCGGCGTAACCGGGGTATCCGAGGCGTCGTCATCCGCCCCCGGACCTACTACAACGATTTCTTCTTTAGCTGCTTTTTCTGCCATTTTTCAGTGGGAGACGGGACATCTCACGACGTGCCGCTCCCCCTCTTTGTTCGTCCCCAGATCGGTTAGATGTAAGCCACCATATCCAACACCTTGTCATCCGGGATGCGCCCCTTCATGACGAGGTCATCAAACAGCACAAACAGCGCCTTGCCGTCCTCACTCCCCGGAACTTCCGCCCACCAGCGGTCGCCGCCGTACTTCGGCACCCGCACGTAATCGCCGATATCGCACCACTGCCCCTCGGGCCACGGTGCGAGGGTCTCGCGGTTGCAAAACGCAACAGGCCCCATGGCGATTACCTTCGCTACCTGCATGTTCCACAGATCCGTCTCGCGAGACTCCTCCGGTACGTACAAGCCCCCCTTGGTGCGCGTGCGCGGGGTGCGAATCTGCACCAACACATCGGTGCCGAAGGGGATCAAGCCGGGGTCGGCTGCGGGGAAAGCCTCGTCTAGAGAGTTATACGACAGCGCGGACTTCGCAAACTTGGCGACCGACAGATGTTCCAAGCTCTCCAGCGGAACCTCACGGCTCACACGCCCGGTAAACTCGGATTTCTTCTCACGCTTTGTTGCGACTTCGTCCCGCGCCACTCTCGTTAACCTCTGGCTCACTCAACAGTCGGTTCAACAGATTCTCGGCCAACTGCAGCCCTTCCAATCGCCCCACCGCTTTTCCATACCCGAACGAGTTCTTCTCACTCTCCGGGATGTTGGTCAGGCTCTCCAACGCAGTCTGTGCATGCAGCGCCTGCAATTCCCCAATATAACGGTCTAGGACGGACACGACGGTAATAGCTTGACGGTAAAAGTCAAGCCCTAGATGCGGTTACGCGTACTGCCGGTGCTGTGGCCGCCCACCCCCTTATGCCCGTCATGCCCGCCGCCGGTCTCGATGTGCTCCGTACGCATGCCCGCGACATGCTCCGGGGTGTTTTTCCCTTCGTGAACAAGGGAATGCACGCTGCCCGAGTGTCCTGCGTGCCCCGTGTGGCCTGTGCCCGGATCGGTGTGGTGCTCGTGCGGACCGCGGTGGCCGTGCTTGCCATGCCCGTGGTGGTGACCGTGGTGATGCTCGTGCTTCGACATGTGACCTCCGCCGGAAGAGTGGTGCACGGTGCCCCCCGTTGCGTACCCTTCCGCGTGCCCGGTCTGCGCCAATTGCTGGTGCTTGTTGATCGGGCCGCCGTATTTGTCCGCCATGGGTTAAACCTCGCGCGAGAATGAATGCCCGCGCGAGCGTAGCGGTTTCAACCCGAGAAAGCTACTTCCCCTACTTCGGGTTGAGCAGGTGCCGGACTGCCCACATGGACGCCTGCTCCATGTTGGTGACCGCGAGCGACAACTCACGGCTTTTGCCCAGCCGCGCGCACAGATCCACGAAGTCCCGTTCCATGTTCTGCAGCTCCGTGACGGCTAACAACTGCTCCTGTGACAAGGGTTTAGGCTGGTTGCGTGCGGGCTCCTCCGTCATAGCGCCTTTTTCACCTTCGCCGCGTCCGCCTTGAGACGCGCACCTGCGGTCTTGATCCACGTCTTCACGCCGCCGTGCTCAGCGTTGCGGCTATAAGGCGCAATGGCATGCACCACCGCCTCCAGCGCGGTCAATCGTTCCTCGATGGTCAACGGCGCAGGCGCGTCACTCGCGACTGTCTTGATCGGCGTGTTCGGGTAGGACGCCGCCGTGAAGCGCGCAGCCCCTGCCGGCTCCGCATCCGTGGGCGGCGCCTTCACCGGCGCTGAAGTAACCTCAGTCATATTCAACTCCTCACAATGTTAGTACGTTAACCAGAGCCACCCGTGGGCCCTTCGTGGCCCGCAATCCCGGTGCCCGTGGAGAGGTCCGTGGAGTGACCCGTCTCGATCTTGGCGGCGGAGATTTCCAGCGCCGTCGTATTGTCCGCCTGATTGATCTTCTCGTGGGAGGCGATTTCCGCCTGCGTATTCTGCGCCTCGCCCTGCTGCTCCAGCACAGTCTGCTGCAGCTTGGCTTGATTATCCGACTGCTGCTGTTGCGCCTTCTGTTGGCCCTGCGCCTGGACCGCCTGCAGCTTGCCTTGAGTGTTGGCGTTGGCCACCGCGAGCGCGGTCTGCCCAGGGTCCTGCGGCGGGGGCGGCATGAGCTGCTTCAAAAGCGCCTGTGCCTGTTGAATCGCAGGGGGGATCTTAGTCAACACCTGTTTCGACTGGTCCATGACGTGGTGCGAGATCTCCGCCAGCGTGTGGTCCATCTCCTTGGACGTCTCGGGGTCCTTGAACTGGGTGAGCTTGCCGAAATCCGTGCCCGTCTCCTTCGAGCCAATGGCCACCACCGTGGACAGGTACCAGTAGGCCAGATGCTCCGCTAGATGTTGTAGCGCGGCCGGGATGTACTTAGGCGCGATGATGGAGAGCATCCCGAAGAACGGACTCAACATGTAATCCAACAACACTTGGATATGCGCTAAGTGGTCCTGCTCGGGGAAGGCCACCACTGGACGCCCCAGGGTCATCGCGACGTTTTCGTTGACCGCGTTGAGTTCCTGTGCCTGCGGGGCAGGCACCAGCAGATCGACCGCATCCGGGATCTTGGTGCGCTCAAGGATGAGTTCCTCGACCTTGCGCGCGTCATAGAGTTCCGGGTGCAGATCCGCCCGTTGTTGGATAATCTGAAGCTGCGCGAAACGCTGAACGTCCGAGAAAACCTGCGGATCAGAGACCGGCACCACATCAACCGGGCCTTCATAGTCCGCCCGATATGCCAGCATCTCCCCCGTGTCATCCAGGATTTCCTCATCGGTAATGTACATCCGATTGATGCGGTGAAGAATCCCGATCAACCGATCCATCGCGTTGTGCAGCCGCATATGGATCGCGGACAGCACCTTCAACCCCTGCTCGATCAGTGCCAGCGTGGTGCCGACTGGCATGTTGGGCGAGCCATCCTCCGAGAGGTTCTCAAAGGTGGTCCGCACCAGCCCCTCACCCTGCTCCGTGCACCACCCCAACAACTGGTACAGCATCGTGGAGGGCGGGTTAAACGGCACCGCCATCAACACCTTGCGGATGTCCTGGTCGCCAACCGCAGCCCCCTCGATCTCGGTGACGCCGCAGACGTTCAGGTTCAACGTCTGCCCGGAAGACGCGGAGCCTTTAAGCCGCAACAGCGTTGGGAGGCTGTTCACCAGCGCCGCATCCAAACACGCGCGCAAGGCACCGCCGCCTGCGCCGGCTAAGTGTTCCACATAGTGAATCAACCCAACCGACTGCGCGCCGCGCCACGGCAAACACTCGAAGTCCACGATCCAACACAGGTTCTCGCACTGCTTGTCGTCTTTTTCCCAATTGCGTACCGCACGCAAGGTTTCCCGTGACAGCGGATCAATCTCGACAAGATACGGCTTAGGCCCCTCACGCGTGGCCACGGCTTCCGCGTCCGAATTGCGCCGATCGCCCGCGACGCGCAGCTCCTCCGTGTCCTCCAGTTCTGCCAGCACCTCGACCACCAGAATGCGCCGCAAGCCGTCCTTGTTGTCGCCCGCGAAGGCGCTCTTGCCCTGCACCTTGTCAGTCGCCTGTTCCGCGCGAGATTTCTCAGGCGCCTGAGAAGGCGCCATGAGAGGCGTCTTGACGTAGTAGTTCTGCCGAATGCGCGATTCCAACTCATGTTGGGTAATCGTATCCACCAGCGTGCGCCGCTCGGCGGAGTAGAAATCCGTCGCAGCTTCGGGAATCAGCACGTTATCGATGGGCCAAAAGGTCGGCACCGGGCGCTTCTTGTCCGAGTCGTACACCAAGCGCATGTACTGCGAGCCGGCCGGCAACTGCTGCGACAGCAGCTTTTCCAACTGCGAGCGGAATTCCGGCATCTGCTTGCGGAACTGCCAGTTCATGTGCGCGGACTTGCGATCCGACTTTTGCACCCGGTCGGGAGTCTGCTTGCCCGGAATGAAGGTCTTCACCGGCCCGTTGGGCGGCATCAACTCCCCGATGGTGTGCGACTGATAATAGACAATCGCTTTTCCCACCATGGGGTGTTGCACGATGGAGCCCCCATCAAAGGCAGGCTTCGCGCCGTCCCCTAAGCCTGCCGCTTGAATCCCTTTCTCGTACTTCGTATCCCGCTCGGAGCGGGACTGCTTGTCGTACTCGATACGCTCCAGAAGTTCTGCGGTGAACTGCGACAGTTGCGAGGGGTCCAGCTTCGGAACCAGATTCGCGTAGAACTCATCCTCATCCGCGGGCGGTTCATCCTCCTGCGGCTCATCCGTCTGGACGATCGCACCCCCGTCGTCGGTATCGGTAACGCCCGGTGCGGATTCGTTCGGCTCGCCGTCCGAGGGGTACGGCGAGGTCTCGTCATCATCCAACGACATTCGCTACTCCAACACTTTGAGCCGGCGCGGGCATTTCCTCATAGCGGTTGCGGAACACCTCATCCGCAAGCGGGTAGATCTCACGATCCGCCAGCACGCACCAGTTCCCTTTGTGGACACGTATCGGGCCTAGACCGGTATACGCATATAGCGCGCTGCCGGACTGCGCGAGCAGTTCAGGCGTCGCCCACTTGGGCCACTCCGCTTCAGACTGCCCCAGCCAGCGGAACGCCTCGACGACTCTAACTTTGGTGCGATAGCTCATTCGTCACCTGCTCTTGTAGGCGCTCTATTGCAGCCATGTAATTACGCGGTAAGTTAACTGCCACCACGTAAAGTCGATCCGCCTCGAAGTCAATTTCCGTCTCCACCCCGAACAGCCCTAGTTGACGTTTCATTTCCTGCGCGGTCATTTTAGCCGTCATACGGATTGCGTCGCTTTTGTTGCTTGAGTCGCTCGGCGGCTTCCACGGTCGCCTTAACAGGGTCGGTTCGCACGGTCAAGCGGATATTGAACTTGCGCATGAAGAAAAGCAAAGCTTGGGTTGCCGTATCGAGCAGATCGTCATGCACCAAGGAGCCCTCGCCCACGTAGGTGCACAACTGCGCGATGACCGGCTCCGCCCAGTCCCTAGGCTGCCCCAGGCGCCGCAAACTCTCCACCGCCCATATACGGCCATGGGCAAAAAGTGGGGACGCGCCATGGAGCTTGGAGAGCTTGTCCATGTCGGTCGGGAAAGGTTCCGCGAAGACGCTTTCCGAGGCCAGTTGCTGAATCAGCGATTTACCCGAGCCGGTGTCCTCGATGAGGATGAGGTCGATCGGGCGCCCCTGATGCGCGGGGCGGTTCGCACGGTGGATCAGGGCAGGGCGCAGCAGCGGCTCGTCCGTGTCGCCGTAGGTGAAGGCACGCTCGGCTTTCACCTTGCGGATGAGGTCGGGGAATCCTAAGTACTCCTCCCACGCATCCAGCAACATGACGTGGTCGCGACGCTCGTGCTCGAACA